GACAATATGTTCTACATTGCTGATACGGCTGAAGGTTTAGTGAACGCAGACACTGTACGTCCAGTTGATACACACAATATGTCAAAGCGAGATATTGACAAGATGCTATTCATTTTGGATAGCTTAAAGAATGGAAATTCTGATGATAGTAGCGGTGCATGGAACGGCTGACTTTGATGATTATCAAGTCTTTCTTCGTGCTATGGGTGTTGCTCTTTCTGGGATGAAAGAAGGAGATAAAGAGTTTACTGTATATACTGCAGGTCCTGCAGCCATTAACTCTTTTGTGTCTGAGTTTTGTAATCTATCTGAACGTGGTTTTAAATCACGTGGTAGAAAAATAAAATTCTTTAAAGCACCTAGCTCATGGATTGAAGAAAATATATTAAACGTGAACTATCTTATTTATTTAAGCAAACCTAAACAACCTTTATCAAAGCTTGTATCAGTTGCTGAATTAAATAACATTGAAGTAGGAATTTTCAGATACTAAGGGGTAAAAATGATAATTAATAATTTACAAGCAATGGAAAAAATTGTTGCAAAAAACTATAATCTACACTGGGATGGTTGGACAGTAGTAGAAACTAAACAGTCTGATATTGCCAAGACTGCAATTAATGGAATCTATCGTAAAGGCAAATGGTATTTGGCAAAAACATTTGTACCTGATCGTAATGGCTGGGATATTCCAAACAGATATAAGGTGTAGGAATGAAGCAGCACCTATGGAAAGACACTGGCGCCTGCTTTGATATGGACACAAATTTATTTTTTGATAAATATGAAGATGATGAAAATATTAGGCCAATAATAGACAATCTTTGTCAAGCTTGTCCAGTTCAAAAGGTTTGTTTTGCTACTGGTGTTTCAGGAAAAGAATGGGGCATCTGGGGTGGTATATACTTGGAGAGTGGAGAAATATCTAGAGAGTTTAGCAAGCATAGAACAAAGGAAAAGTGGGGTGAAATGTGGAGATCTCTAACAATGGAGAACAATTAACTAATTTTGAATCAATGTGTTCAGTTCTTGGTGAGTTATGGATGGATTATAAATCTGACAAATATTTCAAGGACTTCATTGAGTACAATGACATTGGATTACCAATTGCATTTTTAATTGACAATGAACTTGTTGAACCAACTCAGTTAGCTAAACAGTATGTTTATGAAACTTGGGATATATTTTTAGCAGCACTTGAAATAACAGAAGATCTTGGTTGGGAATCACTTGAAGAAATATTTCACTTTGTAGATAATAAGGATAAATAATGTATACAGATGTAATGCGTAGAGCAGTTCATTTTATTGAGGCACCTAAAAATTTTGGTGTTAGCATTATTGATAATGAACATTTCTTGTCTATTAAACTAAATGAATATGACTTTGTTTCAATGGGACATGATGAAAAAATGCAAGCATTGCAATATGTTGTTAAATTAAAACATGCATTAGAAATAGAAGGGGCCATAGTGTTAATTACCAGAGAGGCAATAAAGTAATGTCTACATATGCTATATTATATTTGATTGCATCTATTCCATCTGTCATATGTATTTTTTTATTAATTAAACTATTAAAATTAAGAAATGCTATAAAAACTTTGTCTATTGCATATTCAAAAATTGAAAATTTATCTTCATTAAAAAATAATAATGACTTAGATAATGACGTACACAAGGAAAGTTTTATTAAGTTTTTATCTGATTCCCGTGATTGGGCATATACATATATTGAGGATATTCAAGAAGGTTTAACTAATTTTGTAAATGATGTTGAACCTGAAATATCACACTTTGATGAGTATGGCGAAGCGTTATCTATGTCAAGGCCAGATTATGATTCTATGAAGAATATTTCACGGGCGTACAAAGAATTAAAAAAGCTATTACCAATTGAGGAGAAGCAATGAAAGACATTCTTTTATCAACACTAACAGGTTTTGGATGTGGCGTAGTATTTGCTGCATTCAAATTGCCAGTACCAGCACCACCAGTTTTTGCGGGAGTCGCAGGAATTATTGGTCTATGGATTGGCTTTACAGTACTAACAAAAATAATATCCTAGGAGGAAAATTATGAATACAGAACAAATTAAAGCACTGCTTGCATCATACGGAAGATCAGTTCTTGCATCAGGCCTTGCCCTATACATGGCTGGCGTTACAGATCCAAAGGATCTATGGACTGCACTTGTTGCAGCCCTTGCCCCAGTTGCAATTAGAGCAATTAACCCTAACGACAAGGCTTTTGGTGTAGTGCCAGATGCTAAGTCCGTAGAAGAGGCTCTGAAGGCTGCTAAGGCACCCGTAAGAAAGACCTCAGCGGTTCGTGCAGCTGCTAACAAGAAAGCAGCAGAAAAGAAGTAATAAATGCTTCAATGGGAGGCCAGTCTAGAAATAGGCTGGCTTTTCTGTTTTTAAGATATTATTTTATGCATATATTGTTTTTCCCAATTATCAATATCTTGTTTATCATTTAAAAGAGGCTGACCTTTAATGTTTAAGCTAGTATTAAGCAATACTGGCACACCTGTTCTTTTATAAAATTGATTTAATAATTCATATAATCCTGGATGTTGTTTGCTATTTACTGTTTGTACCCTTGATGTACCATCCGCATGAACAACAGAAGGAATCTTTTCTGGCTGTAAACATTTAACTGTATACTGCATATAAGGGCTAGCAAAATCCATATCAAACCATTTGGAGGCATGTTCTTCTATAACTACAGGAGCAAATGGTCTAAACAACTCTCTTTGTTTTATTAAATTAACTTTGTCTTTAATGTTTGGATCTCTTGGGTCAGCAAGAATAGATCTATTTCCAAGTGCTCTTGGTCCATATTCTGCTTTACCTACAGCCACTGCTGCAATTTCATCTTCTAAAATTTTATTTAATATCTTTATAACTGGATATTTATTATTTAAATTATGTCCTAGATATGGTCCTTCCCAATCAAGATGTTTACCATACAAGGCTGCAGCTGCACCTAAAGATGATCCAGCATCACCTGGATTTGGCATAATCCAGATCATATCAAAAATATTCCAGAGTAGAGTATTTGCTGAAGAGTTAAGGGCACAACCACCCATAAATACTAAGTTGTTTTTACCAGTGATTGTTTTTGCCATACGCATAAACTGATTTAGTCTCTGCTCATAAACTACTTGAACTGCTGCAGCAATGTCAAACCTATCTTGCTCAGTAATTACCATCCCCCAGTCATTAATTCCTTTATGAAAGTTATACTTTTGCTGATCATACTCTGGGAAATACTCATCTACTTCCTTATAATACCTTCTCCAGTCTCCGTATGCAGCCATGCCCATCATAATATATTCTTCTTGGTTTGGCATAAGGCCAATCAGCTTAGTAAAAGCAGAATAAAATAAACCAAAGCTAACTGGATAATTTTGCTTAAACCTTAACTTAATCTTATCACCTTCACCAACCCAAATTGTTGAGGTATTGTATTCACCAATAGCATCAAGAACAACAATAACAGCATCATTAAAGATACTTGTATAGTACCCAGCAGCAGCGTGAGAATAGTGGTGACTAAAAGATTTTCTAGGTATGTTTTCTATTTCAAACCTAGGCTTCCAATCCCCACTACCACCCCTTAAAAACAGCCTGGTGGCCTTTAGAAGGGGCTTTTCATAGTAGGCTATGTAATCTGGTGTACCATATTGTAAACAATCTTTTATTAAACTATCATTGATATACCAGTCATTTTTTTCTTTACTATATCTTTCTGCATGTCCAGCAAAAAGAATTTTTCCATTTTCAATTAATGATACTGCAGCATCGTGTGAAGTTTCATTTATGCCTAATATTTTCATATTTCTCCTTTTATAAAATACTATTAATATATAAAATTTCTTTTATTTAAATCTTTTTTAATATTTTTTTTTCTATGCAAATATATTCTAATTGAATAGTATAAGGTTTTTATTTTTTTAAACATTTTCTATTCTCATCAATTCTTCTGCAAAAATTTCTCCAACATGAATATGCCTATGTATACCCCAGTGTGCTTGATTCAATCCATAATGCCTATCTAGCCCTAAGTCAAACTCTTTTATGTTTTTATATTCAGAGTGGCAATCTATAATGTCATCGTTGTATACTAAATAATCTCCATCTAGCCAAGAAGAAGTTTCATGGTATCTATCTGTAAAAAACCCAGTAGAATC